CTGTCAAAATAATCCCTACTCATTTTCTATAATAGTTTAATTTTTCTGTCACATTATTAGGTAATCCAAATAGTTTTTTAACTTCATTAATGTCTATACCTGTTTCATCTATTTCACCCGTAGGTTCTAAATCAATTTTAACACTTTTACTATTTTTACGAACCGGATCTTTACTAAATTTAATATTAATTTCTGATGGTTGGTATAGTGATTGTTTTAATTTTTTAGAAATTTTTTCAAAAATATCATTATCCGTAACATTTAATGTTAACAAGATATTTGCATACATTTCCGCTCTATTTTCATAAAATAATACTTGAATTAAGTCCTGTGCGATTTCAAATGTATAATTAATTTCTTTAAAATTAATAGTCGTATCCAATTTAGAATACATTTTTTCTGTATTCTTTTTAATATAATCTATACAATTATTATAGTTTGAGTAAAAACTTATCTTTCTTTCTTCGTCGGTAACATTATCTAATTTATAAAAAAATCTTTTAATTTTTTCATTTTCTAATTTAACGTCTTTAGCATATTTTGTTATAAAATTAACTTGGTCTAATGATTTAATTAATTCATTTCTATTATTTTCAAAATCTACTATATTTCTTAATGTAGATAATTCATTTATTTTATTTGGTATTTTTTCTATTACGTAATTATGTAATAAAAGTGCAACATCATCTTTAGAATCATCAGGAATTATATCATAAATTTTTAACATTTTTAAAATATAATGTTTATCATCTTTATAAAGACTAACTATTAAATAATCTTTTAATGAATCTGTGGTGTGTGCACATAATGAAGGTAAACTAGATTCATTAGTAAAAAATCCAAATAAATTAATTGTATCAGTTTCAGTTCCACCGGTATAAACATCATATTCATTAATTGTTCTATAATCTTTATTACAAATTAAATTTGTCAAATATTTTCCATATTTTGTTAATATACTATTATACAATTTTTCATAAGAACTAAAATATTGACTTGTATTTTTATATAAGTTATCAATGACGGTTGTATAATCTAATGCCTTTCCATCTACTAATGTTCCAATATACTGTCCTTCAGACGATCCTTTTTTACTATCACTATCTTTTAATAATGTAGGTGAAAGTAATTTATCATTTAAACTTTGGATAAATGCTTTAGTAAATTCACTAGTGTCTTTACCTCCCATTTTGGTATTAGTTGTTTCAGATCTTTCATCATACATTTCCGTATTTGCAAAGAAATTAGATGATAACGCATTTTGTAATCTTTCAATTGGTTTTTCTAAACCATGTCCACCTAAGAAATTTAATTGAATTGTTATAGTCGCAATCATTGGTTGTATACCAATGCCTTCTGGATTTAAATCCCATGTATTTTCTTCAAATGTTATATTAAGATCACGAATAACCACTTTTGAATTATAAAAATCACCAACTCTTAACACACATACAGGTGGTGGTCCAAATGTTGTATTTCTTGCATTTATGTCGGAATTATCAGATAAACCTTTAATTGGTATTGTATTACCTGGTCTTAAACATTGTTGTAAGAAAGTTAAACGTGAGTTTAAACCTTCAGGTGTCATTGAGTGAAAACCCGGATGAAAATATCTTAATTTTTCTCTTAAAGAACTATAAATCATCGGTGAAGTTTCCTCTAATTTTTTGAAGTAATATTCTTCCGATAATGTTTTCATTATAATTCTCTTCATCAAATCAATAGGTGGTTTTGTCTTTTTACCTGCAATAGCACCCGTAGGTGACATTGGTATACCGGTTGTATTTGAAGGTTGGTCTGTTTTTGATTTTACATCATAATCAATGGATACTGTAGATTGCCTACAACCATATGATAATGGTGAAAATGAATTCAAACCGTCAGATATATATTTTATTTTTGAACAGTTAACATTATCAACATTTTTTAATTTACCATAATTTATTGATCTAAAAATTATTGATTTATCAATACCCAAATCTTTAAGTGAATATTCTACTTCTATTGGAAAAACTTCATATCCTGGAGAAAATTCTTTTGAGGATATACTTTGAAAATCCCATTTATCTTTTAAATCCGAACTTAATGATTGTGTTATAAATTTTACAATTGAATGTGACCTTCTCATTGATAAGTTATAATCTTCATTAGTGTCTCCTGTGCCGGAAGTTGTTGATCCTATTAAAACAACAATATCACTTGTAACAGTTTTATTTTTAATATCTGTTTTTAATTTTTCAATTCCACTTTTAAACTTGTTATAATCTTCTTTTCCACTACTAAATACATTCGTTAAATCTTGTATAATGTTTGTAATTGTATTACCCGATTCTAAACTTGTTAATATTTCTTTTCCAAAAATACTTTTTACATCCTCAGTAATACCTAATGTAACAATTAAATTTAGTGTGGTAGTTAAAGCACTTATTGCTTTATTTTGAGCGTCGGTCTCAGTAATTAATGATGATATTTCATTATAACTTTTTGATGAAGCAAAATCACTTGTTCCACTTTTTTTAGGAAAACTATTATTAAAAAGTAATTTTACTTTTAATGATACATTTTCATTATTGGCATTAGTTGTCGTATTTCCATCTGGATTATTTTTCACTTCACCAGAAACACCATCCTTTAATCTATTAATATCATCTGGATTTTTATTAGTACTTAAATAATTTTGAATTGCAGATATGTCATCTTCATTTAAATTGGCGTAAGTTCTAATTAAACTATAAAAATCAATATCTTTTGCTCCCGCAAAAAATGCGTTAATATAATCATCCGCCTGTTCATCATTTAAATTTTTGAAGTGTTCTCTAACAAGTAAATTCATAACACTTGGGTGATCCACAACAATTTTAAAATTTAATGTTCCACTTCTTTCTGTGTTAGTGTATGTATATATTGGTTCAGGTCTACCTAAAAAATTATTAGGTTCCCATTTAGCGCTATTTTGTTCTGATACTTTCATGTCATATGGTGGAAACCACATAACTCGACCACCATTCGGTCCTCTTTCTGAAAACGGTAAAGAATCTACGGTATAACCAGGAACGGTTGATGCTCCCCATGCTAAATTTTCTATTGACAACATATATTTTTTAGCGTAAAATCCAGTTCCTTTAGGGTTAGATAAAATATTTGATGATCCAGGAAATTCTTTGTTTGTTGTACCGTCAGACATAGGTGCAATATTAAGATTCCAAGTATTTGTCATTACACTACTATCAAATCTTCTTATACCAGTTCTTCTATAAAAATTACTTTTACTATTGGTTGTATCACCTGTACCACCCGTGGCACCATTATAATATGGTTTTTTGACACTTTCTTTCCAAAGTGGCATTGTATCACCATATGTTAAATATGGTCTATCTTTAGTCCATACTCTTGCATATTCGACTCCTTTGTCTTGACCTGAATTATCTATGTATTTAACACCTGAACCTCTTGAAATTAAAGTGTCTCCATCTTTAAAGTATCTACTTGTTTGGTCAATTACATGTCCAATATGTGATAAAGAATCTCCACCATTTTGTGGTTTTGAATCTAATATTTGTTGTGTAGTTTCTAAAATAGAATCTTTTCTAAATTTATACTTTGTTGATATGTCATCATTAACGTTTTGAAAATTAATTTTTGATGTTGCACCATTTTTACTAAACCACGTTAACTTACCACCTATTTTACCACCTTGAGTAATATTTTTACTACTATGAAAAAGATTTGTTGCCGTTGTATCAAACATTAATGAAAGATAATAACTACTTCTTACGGGTCTTCCACTAAATAAATCAGTTGTTGCATTTTTTACATCATTTGCACGATCGTCCCCAATATATGCAGCCCCTGCAGGTGCTTCAACACCTAATATACTTTTTACCCCTTGTGCAACCATACTAGGTATTTTACCTAAACCAGTTGACATTTGAGATCTGGCACCTGTTGTATAGTTTGGCGCATACCCATTAAAACTTAATAAATCAAATAATTTATATTTTGAGGAATCCCCCATATTTTCGATTAAAATATCAGATGGTTTTCTTGACGGTAGAGGTCTTCTTTGTATTCCCACTATTGATCCTAATACTCCCGTTAAATCTTGCCAAGCTTTAGTTCCTGTAGAAACGTCTGTTGGCCTTACATTAATGGGTGCTCTTGGGTTACTTAAATAATCTCCTGGTATTGTACTAAATGGAAGTTGTGTTCCCGCTACTGTTTGTAAAAAATCAATTCCTTTACCTATTAAACTACCTGAAGCAGTGATCTTGTTATTACCTTCAATTAATGGTTGTTTACCTCTAATAATGTTTATTAATGTGGTAGTATTACCCATTAATGCCTCACCTATTTTATTTTTAGCTACCGTTGCAGTATAAAGATTTTGACTTATTCTTGCTAAAACAGGTCCATTATTATTAGTTCTAATATTATGTGCTGCAAATTTAAATAACTCAGATTCGGTATCATAATTATTAGTGGTCATAATACTAATTAAACTTGCTTCCGATTTTATAAAATAAGGGTATAAATTTAAATTAGCTTTTCTTGGTATATCATCGATAGTATCTTTAATAAAATACTCCGTTGGTTTAAATACGTTTGATTTTTGAGGAATTAATAAATCATTAGATCTATTTGCATCTAATTGTGGAAGTAATAAATTTGGAGAATCACCTAAGGTTTGAATACTATAGTTGTTACTTTTAAAGGTTTTAGGAGACGGACTTTTTCCATAAATAGGATCTAACGTCCTATTTAACATTCTATCTCTAATATCCTTAGTAGCATCAAAACTTAAATATTTTGGCATTATCTTCTTTTATCTATAAATAGATAATATATGGTTTTTTAATTATTATTTACCTTTAATCGGTGTGATATAATCAATTCCCCTTTTTTCAATAATAGGTGTATTGTTAAATCCGGTACTCACTACATTAATTTGTGATTTTATAACAAACTCATTTGTTCTTGGGTTAGATCTTTCGTATTTTTCGTCTTGTTCTTTTTTTCTTGTTTTCATGTAATCCACACCAGCGTCACCACCTAATAAAAAATTTCTTACTTGATCATTAGTTCTTTTTATTAAAGTTCTAATACTGGCACTGGTAGCATTTAATCCACTTATTATATTGTCTAATTCGCCCTTAAATGCAGTACCTTGACCTTTCATCATTTTATCATTAAATTCCGTGGCCCATGTCAATGTTTCTTTAGATATATTCTCTAAATTTAAAGTTCCACCATTTTTCATTTCATTTTTTCCAAATACAGTATCTTTTGTGGTTTTTACTGCCTTTAACCCCGCTCCCTGCAACATTAATTCAATATTTTTAGTTGACGTAAATTGTGCTTTAGCAATGTCTTCTGGATTCATTTCTTCAAAAGCCTTTCTATTTTCCTTTAATACATCAATTTGATTTTGTGATAATTTATCTAACCTAATTTCACCGTCTTCTCCAATTTCGGCAAATTGACTTTGTATACTTTTTGGTATGGTGATGGACATATGTCCGTCCTTCATTTGAGACATATTTGTAAGGAATTCTCTATCCTTTTCATTCATGTCAAATCCCTTAGCTAATAATGTATTATTTGCAACCATCCTTTCTTGTGAGGCAATTGCACCTTTAGCAAACTCTTTATAATCAATACCCAATTGTTTTGCCATTTCTTGTGCTCTTCTTAAATTTGCACCTTTAAGTTCAAATTTTCCTTGTTCTGCGTTATATGTTGCTAAATTTCCAGCAGCACCAATTAACGCATCTTGTAAACCTTCAACATTATTGGTTGCCATATACATTAATTTAAGTGGATCATTAAAATCACCTATTGCTCCACCTAATACTTGTAAGTTTGCAGTTAATTCTATTGCACTATCGGGACTCATTACCTTTTCAGCAATTTTAAATACCTCACTCATATTCATTCTAAACTCAAGTGATTTTTGAACCATTCTATTTAATCCTTGAACACCATTTCCAAACCCAAATTCATTTAATTTACCAATATCAGCCTTCAACATTCCTGTTGTTTTCTTTGCATTTAAACCTAATGAAATAGAAGACCTTCCTGCAGTATCAACTTCTCGTAAAGTATCTGCAGCACCAAATCCAACTTTTTCAAATTCGGTCATTGTTTCCGCCATATCTCTCATAGTAGAACCAAATGCTCTTGTTGTAACCAAGGAATGTTCCACGGTTTCTTGGGATAATAGATTAAACCTACCTGATTTATCCCCTAAAGTTGTTACTAAATCTGTAATATTACTAATATCAAAACCTAATGTTGCCGCCAATGGTACGGTTTCTAATATGGTATCTCTATATGCTCTAGATAATTCACCCGTAATTCCCATTTTTTCATTAACGTCAGTATGTAATTGGGATTCTCTTTCCAATTGTTTTATAATCTCATTTTCAAATTTTGCGACTTTATCTATAGATGTGGGATCAAATAAAGATTTATCAAATTTATATTCTGAACCCATTTCGGACACACTGGATGCTCCTTTTCCCATTGCTTGTGCAATTGAAGTAACACCTAATGTTCGTTGTGATTGTTGTTGATTTCCACCTCCTCCTTGATTTCGTGAGTTAAACGCTGTAGTATATTCACGTCCAGCTAAACTACCTTGTGAAGTATTGGCACCATTATCCCTCAACCAATTGTCTAATTCTGATGAAGGTCTTCCATCTGAACCTAAAGTACGTGCTTTCCTTTTTACTTCATCATCTGTAACTGCCATAACTATAAATATTAAGTTTTAGTATTTTCTAACTCAATAATATAGTCAACATAATATCTACGTAAATAAATGGGCATGGTTAAAATATCACCATAAGAAAACCCCTTTTTAACTAAAAATAAAATTTCATCTAATTGTCCTTTCTTATATTCCATAGAAAGGGCGAAAAAACTCTACCCCAAATCCAATTTTAACTTGGACATCTTCTCCTGATGGGGTTGTTACTTGTTGGGTTAAATCTAACCCTGGTTTGTTATTTTGTGTAAATTTTCTAAAATCTTGGGAATCTTTAATTGGCATTGTTTCAATAAAACTTCTAATTTTCAATGCGTCTCTTGTTCCCCCAACTGATTTAATCATCATTTCAAGTTGTTTTGTTACAATAGGTGCTATACCGTTACCATTCCAACTTTCTTTAATCTTTTCAATTTCAGCCTCTTGTTTTTGTGTTAAAAATTTAAAGGTAACGTCAGTTTTACTTTTTTCTAAAGTATAACTATATTCACCATTTGAATCTTCTGTTAAATTGAAATCTTTTAATTTTAAAGATCCTAAATCTACATTTGCAGTAAAACTTTCACCTGTTTTATCATCTGTAATTGTTAAACTATATTCAGAACCAAATGCTGTATTTCTTAAAAATATTAAAATTGCTTGTCTATCTTCTTCCACAATCTCGTCGATAGGTAAATCTTTATCTAAAATTTTTCTTTTTAAAAGTTCAGTAATAACTGTATTAGTACTTAAAAAACTTGGGGAGGATAGTATGTTCTCATCTGAAGCAGTTAAATAGGCAACTCTTACTGATTTTTTTTTAGTTGTATAATGTATTCCTCTACTTGGTAATTCTATTACGTCGTAGGCAATTGTCGGGTCAATTTTATATTCTTCCATAATACTATAATTTACCTAATAACTATATCAAAGTAAAGTTTTTAAAAAATAAAAACCGATAATCTTTTGAACTATCGGTTTTCGTATATGAAAATTTGTAATATTAGTATATTAAAATACATCTATCCATTCTCAAAGAACAATCAATGTTAGCTAATTCATCTCTTGAATAATCTAATTCACCAAAGTTCAAGTCAGTTAAGAAACAGTTTTCTAATAACCATTTTTCAACTACAACTCCTGTTGGGTCTAACATCTCCAATTCCACATCTTTTTTGTAACCTGCAGCATATCCCATACGGCCTGTTACAGATTCAGCATGAAGACGGAACCATTCCATCAACGCTTGTGCGGCTGAAGGTCCGATTGGATCTCTGAACTTTACTTTAATTTCATTCCATTCAAATCTACCAGCAACATATGTTGAAGTATTCAAAAAAGGAATAGGCACTGAGTTGATTTTTGCACTCGGTCTAGAAGCCGAAGATACATACCATTCGTTTATACCCAAAGATGAGTTAAATCTTACGATAAATCGGTTAGTCCTTTTTGGTTCGTAAGGTGTCGGCATTTTCATTAATAAATCGGCCATATTGTGTGTTTGTTAAATTTTGTTAGTTATTTACTTTCTTATAAATATATCCAAAAGGAAAATAATTTTATTTTGAATTAATTATATCGAAATGGTTGTTTTTATCAATTATTTTTCGTAGTTTTTTACAGGCCCCAGTATCTAGTTCCAGTTTAATACTCTACTTTAATAAATAATATATCACTAATAAATACTAGTATATCTAGTTCTAGTATTCTGGGTGAAGTATAATTATTTTTTTATTATACAAAACGTTCCACGTGGAGCATTAAAAAAG